GACACTTCCAGTGATCTCAGCTTCGCTCGGTGAGCTGCAATCGATCGATATAACGCTGATGGGCGGAGTCTTTTCAGCCGATACAACTAACCCATAATCTTCGGCCTTCCTTGGCCCGACGAAAGGAAACAAAGTGAAGATCAAAATTAAGGTAATTAGAAACGGCAAAGAAGAGTTCCTTTACACAAACCTATTCTCTTGGACGGAATGGGAACGCTTGATGAACCGCAGACTGGGCGATGGCATCCAGCCAGGTGTCTCGGATTGGTGTTGCTGGGCGTGGGTATTACTACGACTTAAAGGCGAGAACCTTCCTGACACTTGGCAAAAATGGGTCGCCGAAAATCCAAACATGGAGATCATTCCAGTAACGGACGAGACCAACCCAAACCCTACGGACGCGGCTACAGGCGAAGACTCGCAGAACTTGTAGTCGCGACAGGGTGGTCTCCCACTTTCTACGCTGACACCTTCGACACGCGAGATCTTATTACCATTGTCGCAGTGCTAGAAAAACAAAATAAAAAGAGGTGACATGGCTGACGGACTTAATACGAAGATCGAGGTCTACGGGCTTAAAGCAGCTATCAAACAACTTAACTCGGTTGAGCCTGGACTCCGTAACCAAATTGCAAAAGACTTTCGCAATGTTGCCAAGCCTGTCATTAACGACGCCCTAGCTCTTATCCCTGGCACAGTCCCCCTTTCTGGCATGGGTAGAAACTGGACTACAAAATCAGGATTTAAGATGCTGCCTTGGGAAGCAGGCAGAAAACAAAAAATCTCTGCCAAGATCAACACCAAAAAGGTCTCGGAGTTCCGTGGACAGATCCGCAATGTCGGCGTTTTTAACATCATCTACTCGGGCTCAACTGGCACATTATTTGACATGGCTGCAAGCGGCAGACTTGGTGCAGCTCTATCGGCGCGATATGGCAACCGATCAAGAGTAATGTGGAAAGCAATGGAAAAGAATAACGAAACAGTCGAGTCAGAAATGCGAAGGATCGTTGAGACTGTTATGGAAAAAGTTGATCGGAATGTGGTCTCATAATGGCATCAGTAAATATCCCAATTATCTCCGAGTTTGATGCTAAGGGTACTCAAAAAGCCATTGCTGAATTTAAGTCGCTTGAAGGCGCATCTAAAAAAGCCCAGTTTGCAATTAAGAAAGCAGCAGTCCCAGCAGCCGCAGCAATTGCAGGTCTAGCAGTCGTACTCGGTGACGCAACTAAAGCAGCAATGGAAGACGCGCAAGAACAAGCAAACCTCAAACTTATTCTGCAAAATACTACTGGCGCGTCCGACGCACAAGTAAAATCTTTAGAAGATCAGATAACCGCCATGAGTCGAGCGTCTGGTATTGCGGACACCGAATATCGTGTGGCTTTAGAAAAATTGACTATAGGTACAAAAGACGCCGATAAAGCAATGGGCGACATGAACCTTGTCATGGACATTGCTAAAGGTCTCCATACCGATTCTGCGACCGTTGCCGACGCCCTTGCCAAAGCCTACGAAGGTAACTTCAAAGCACTTAAAACCTTGTCGCCTGAAATTAAAACAATGGTGGACGACGGAGCAGACCTCGACACAATCATGGCTGCTCTTGGTGGCACTTTTGGCGGAGCAGTAGCGGCAAACGCTGACACAGCCGCAGGGAAAATGGCTATCCTTAAAAACTCAATAGCAGAAACTAAAGAAGGAATCGGTGCAGCTCTACTTCCAGTCCTAGAAGCAGTCTTGCCATATTTACAACAATTTGCGGACTGGGCACAAAACAACCCAGAAGCCTTCACACTCATTGCAGGCACTATTGGTCTCGTTGCAGCTGCAATCGTGCTTACCAATATCGCAATGGCACTTAACCCATTTGCGCTTATTGCAATCGGAGTTGGCTTACTTGTTATTGCGCTAAAACTTGCTTACGACAAATTTGAAACATTTCGCAAAGTCGTAGACATTGTTTTTGATGCAATTCTTACAGGTGGAAAAGCAGTCTTTGACGGACTCACCACTTACTTCTCGGCAATTTTTAACATCTACAAAAGTCTTTTCAACGGCATTGCAAAACTTTGGAACGGCACAGTCGGCAAATTGTCTTTTGGAATACCTGACTGGGTACCTGGGTTAGGTGGCAAAGGCTTCTCCGTCCCAAATATCCCTATGCTTGCGGACGGTGGAATCGTGACAGGGCCAACGCTTGCAATGATCGGCGAGCGCGGCCCTGAAGCGGTTATCCCATTATCTGGACGCGGTGGCGGAATGGGCAACTACACAATCAACATCACAGGCGGTCTTGGCTCAAGCGCGGAGATCGGCACAGCTGTCGTGAACGCAATCAGAGCGTTTAATAGGCAGAACGGCCCAGCGAACATAGCGGTCGCCTAATGGCTGGCGTAGCGGTACTTGGGTCAGGTAACTACGACCTAGAAATAGATACAGGTTACGACTGGAATGCTTTTACTCTTGACGACGATCTTAAAGGCGAACTAAACAACACTGAATATGTGCTTGACGGTACTTCTCAATTTGCAAGCGTCTTAGATGGTGCGATCTCACTTACAGCGAAGCGAGGACGCGCTAACACTGGCGACCAATTTGCTTATGGCACGATGAACTTTACACTGAATGACACTTATGCGGACGGAGTGTTTAATCCTTTTGACACAACCTCGCCCTATTACGATCCAAACAATAATCAGCCTGGGCTAGCACCGCTCCGCGAAGTCCGTTTCTCTCGATACAGCTCTACCAATGTCAAAGAACTTTTGTGGGTCGGCTACATAGTCAATTACGACTACACCTTTACGCTTGGCGGACTGGACACAGTAACCGTAAATTGCGCAGACTTCTCTTATCAGTTAGGACAAACCTTCCTTGCTGAATGGAATGTCACAGAGCAGCTCTCAAGCGCGCGTTTTAATGACCTGCTAGATCTGCCAGAAGTCGCCTACACAGGCACACGGAGCATTGAGACAGGCGTGGCGACCCTTGGCGGAGCAGCCGCCTACACGGTCGCCAACGGCACCTCGGTCGCAGGTTACGCCAACAAGATCAATGAAGCCGAGCAGGGCAGAATCTTTGTGGATCGAGAAGGCACTATCACCTTCCAGAAGCGCATCGGACAGACGCTTGGAGTCCCTGTCGCCGACTTTCACGACGACGGAACCCAGATCGGCTACTCGGCTATTGACATCTCCTTTCAAGCGGACACGGTCGTGAACCGCGCATCAGTCGCACATGCTGGAGCATCATCGCCAGAAGTAGCAGAAGACCTTGCATCTCAAGCCTTGTATTTAATTCAGACTCGGTCAATCACCGACTCGCTTTTACACAATGACGCCGCAGCTCTCACACTTGCCCAATACCTGATCAGTGCCAACCCAGAGCCGCGCTTCAACTTCCTAGGCACAGAGTTTCCTGGCACACCTGCACTAGACCAAGACACCTTGGCGCTCCTCGATGTCGGCGACCTAATCAACATCCAAAAGTCAATTACAACTTCGGCAGGCCCAACCCAGTTTGCACAAGATCTCACCATTGAAGGATTAGAGCACCGATTGACTTTGTCGGCTGGGCACGCAGTCACCTATTTCACTTCACCGACCACGATCGTTTATGAGCTCATTTTGGATGACTTGGTATATGGCACACTCGACCAAGAAAATGTCTTAGGATAGAAACATGCCAAACGAGCAAACGACCGTCCCACTTTTTACCGCTGGCGAAGTATTAACTGCCGCCGATATGAATCTAAGCGCGGGAACTGGCGTGCCAGTGTTCTCAAATACGACAACGCGCGACGCTGGTTTTGGCGGCGCAGGCGAAAAAGTACTTGCAGAGGGCCAGCTTTGTTACCTGTCGTCAACGAATGTTGTGCAATATTACGATGGCGCGGCTTGGGCTACTGTCGGGCCTGCATCGGCTGGCGGTTTAGTTTTTATTACTGGCACAACATTTAGTGCCGCATCAAGTGTCAGTTTGCCTACATCAACTTTTACTAGCACATATGCAAATTACAAAATTTTGTTAACAATTACTGCAGGGTCAGTCAATGCCGCAAACCTTAATTTTAGATTGCGTGCAGCAGGCGCAGACAACACGACATCGAATTACAATGTCGGTGGTGTTGCACGCACATTTGCTGGTGTAACTGGTACGCAAGAGTCAGTAAACGACACGGTTGGCTATATGTGGGGCAATGGTAGTACCTACGGTGGTTATACCTCTATGGATATTTTTGGGCCACAATTAACCCAACCGACAACAATAAATTCGCAAACTACATATGAAGCGCTTGCAGGTTTTAGCGGCAACATGTTTAAGGCAACAACATCTTTTGACAGTATGAGTTTTTTCCCAGCATCAGGCACAATCACAGGAAACTACAAGGTTTATGGCTACACAAACAGTTAGACCAATAGTGCAAATTGGTGACGAAGTACGCGAAATGAACGATGCCGAGTTTGCACAATACGAAATAGACCAAGCCGCTAACAAAGCCGCCGCACAAGCGCAAGCCGACAAAGCCAAAGCAAAACAAGCCGTACTTGACAGGCTAGGAATAACAGCCGATGAAGCCGCGCTACTACTTGGCTAGTGTCATGCTCGCACTTGTCTTAACGGCTTGTGCAGACCGCAACCGCGAAAACTGCAACACCACAAAAGCCGAAGGAATACTAGAAAGACGCTGCGCATGACCACAGACAAACGCTTAAGCAACGAACAAATCAAAGCTCGACTCATCCTCATCGTAGGAATCGGACTTACTGCATCGTTCGTTATGGCAATCGCATCGCTCATCTTTGGACTTCTCTTTGTTGTGCAACCTACCGAGCAAAGTCCTAATGACGCCGAAGCATGGGGAGTCTTATCACCGATGCTGATGACCCTCGCAGGCGGCTTAATTGGTCTACTTGCTGGCAACGGTCTTAAAGACCGACCTAAAGACCCACCAACATTATGAGCGTGATCCCAGCGAACCCAGCAGTCCCAAACTCGAGACCGTACACAGGGAACTCGGACGGAGCCGCAGCTGGCCCGCGCGCAGGAATGGACGAATGGATCAGGCAAGCAATCAAATACGGCAACGGAGCCTTCTGGAACAATGGGTCGTGGGGCGTAAGAAATATGCGCGGATCCGAAAATCTGTCAGTGCATGCCACAGGGCGCGCAGTAGATCTTTCATACCGCAAGTCAGAACAACATCCGAACGCAAGTCGCAAAGGATCAGTTGCCTTTCTAAACATCGTTACCGCTAACGCGAACGCGCTCGGCCTTGAATGCGTACTTGACTACATAGCACCATTCGGACGCGGCTGGAGATGCGACCGACAGAAATGGCAAAAATACACAAAAGAAACTATTCACGGCGTACCAGGCGATTGGCTTCATTATGAGATCACGCCAGCGATGGCAGACTCTCCAGCCCTTGTCAAACAAGCCTTTCAGAGAGTGTTCGCCGAAATCCCCCAATAGCGCGCACCGATCCTCTATGGTCGAAGTACCGACGATAGGAGTACAAAACATGACCGAACCGAAAGTCTTTATCTACGAAGTAGGTCGGTGCAATTTAGACAACGGACAAGAAATCCTTGTTCAGATCTTTCGACACGAAGACACCCACAAAATCATCCGCGCCCAGATCGCCTTCCGAACATTGGCAGGAGACTCATGGGGCGTCCCAACAGAATTGGACTTCCAACAATGACTCCAGTATTCCTTAAAATCTCCGCATGGGCTATCTGTGCACTTGCCTCATTTGTGCT